ATCAAACCTAAATGGATTGTGAAAAGTTTTGAAAGTGAATGTGTAAGTAATTTATTTTCAAAAAATGGAAAGAACAGGTACTTTGCCTATAACAAACTTATAGACCAGTTTGGTTATACCAAAGAACAAATTACTGATCTTATGGAAGAGTTGAAGCAATGACTAAGGAACAAAGAATAGAAGCTGCTCAGAAACGTATAGCTGAGTTAAGAAAACTTATTGATGAATGGACTAAAAAATGAGATATATACTTGATGTCTCAGGTAGAGACTTAAAACTATTAAGAGCTTCTATTGTTAACTTTCAGAGATCATTGGAGATGTCAGATCAGGCCGAATTTGATGGCTTGATAGATGAACTTGATGATTGTTTTTTAACAATTACAAGACAAAAGAAAGAACAGCTTAAAAATAAGGTTATAAGAAAATGGGGTGGTAAAAAATGAAATGTTTCTACAGAGAACTTGATAGAAGAAAAAAATATTTAATCACAAGGCTGCATAATGAAGTGGCTGCTCTTGGCGATAGCTGGTTTAGACAAGAGATAACAGATCAGCAATATAATATTAGGATTCAAGAGTTAGATAAACGTATAGCAGATTTACAAGGATGACTAATCCAAAGAAGCGTAAAGGAGATAAAGCTGAAAGAGAAGCAGCAGAACTTTTAACTGAAGTTACTGGTTTTGATTGTCAGAGAAATTTATCAGCAGGGATTCCTGGAGATGTTGGAGATATTCATGGTGTACCAAACTGCGTAATACAGGTAGCGGATTGGAAAGATAAATCGCAAGCCTGTCTTGTTAAGCCTAGAGAAGTTGAAGTGCAAAGAGAAAATGCAGGAGTGGACTTTGTTGCAAGTATGGTCAGGTTCAGGGGAGGACACTGGAGAATGGTGTTGACCCCAGAACAATTCAACACTTTATTACAAGCTGCCTTGCAGTAAACATTATATAAGGTATATAATTAAATAGTTTAGTACAATAAACTAATGGCCACAAAACAGCCCTCCACTTTATCTGAAGCTCTTGCTATTTTTCAATCGCAAGTCAAAGCTGCTGATAAAAATGGTAAGGCAAAATTTCCACAACCTCGTACCTACTCATTGCTTGAAGATGTTTTAAAAGCACTTCAACCTGCAACTGAACTTGGTATATCTCATACACAAACTTTTGATTATCTTCCTCTTGAAAATGGTAAGACTCTTACAGTTTTAATTACCACTCTTTATTTCAAGAATGAAAAACTTGAAAGTAAATTACCTCTTAGAGAATTAAGTGGTAATAATGTTTATCACGATCTTGGAATAGCTATAACCTATTCTCGAAGATACGCTCTTGCTGCTGCTTATGGTATCGGATCAGAACATGATGATGATGCTGTAGCTCTTACCCAACCTCCAGCTAAAGAGAAAGGTACTGACAGGACACATACAAAAGCTAAACAAAAGCTAGAGCCTGTATCAGAACAAGCTAAGAAAAATCCCCCAATCACTACTGAAGCTAGAAATCTAATTACAGATCAGCTTAAAGAGTTAATGGAAACTAATCCTGATAAAGCAAAAGAAATTGCTGCTGCTTTTATAACAGAATTTAAAGTTCCTAGAGTTACAGGATTCATTACAGAAGCTAGACATGGTGAGTTTCTGAGTCATGCTATATCAAAGATAGCTGACGACTAATGACAACTGAAGAAGCTGAGTTCTCTGGTCAACAGATTATGAGACAACTTGAACAAAGACGAGCAGATCAGCGTAAAGATTGGAATAGAAACGTATTTGGGGTGCGTACCAATGATGATCTTGCTTCTTTGATAAGAGAGCATTGTAAGTCGAACAATGTCTCTATAAATTCATTTCTAAACAATTTATTAAAAGACTTTTTTAATTATGGCTGACTTTAATCCAGCACTTCCTTTACCTATCAAATGGTCTATAGGCGATGATCGTTTCAATGAAGGCCAACAGGTCTTGAGTTTAACAATTCCTGTTGACTCTGTTACTCATTTAATAGAACATTTAAATACTCTTGTAGATCAAAAAGCAAAAGATGGAGAAGTTTACGATTTTAACAAAAAAGAGAAAGTTAAAACTAAATGTGTACAAATCTACTCTAAAGCGGTGGATGGGCAGTTCGGAGTATTTGGCAACATTAATCCACAGAAGCTTGAAAGAGAGGTAAATGAAGAATTACCTTTCTAACAGTAAACAGAATGAATACTTAAAATTAGATCCTAACTTGAAAATTCATTTTAAAATAATAAATGGTGTACGCTACTGGCTTACACCACCTCCTATTGATTATCAAAAATGAGTAATCCTAGAGCTTCGGTTGTTAAATTACGCAAACTAAAAGAAATAAGACGTAAGAATTTAGAAAGGAATTTTTTAGATGTTCAACTAAAAGGTCAGGATCATTATGTTTTTATTAAAGATAATGGCAAAGCTCAAGTGGTTTATGAAGAGGGTCGTTGGGTTGCAGAACATATAAGAACTGCAATCCTTAAATTTAATTATGAGATTGACAAGATTGATAAATTATTTATCAAAGATTTTACAGATGCAGAACTTAAGGAATATGAAAAAATTTCTTCACGGGATTAGTTTTCTTTTTCTTTCTAATTTCTTTTACTACAACAGCAGCTTCCAGTTCAATCAATCTATTTAACATAGAAGCTAAAAATACATCCTGTTCAAGTTTATGCCTAACAAGATGAGTGCAATATTTTTTTATATCATCAATTTCATTACTTGCCATTATTTCTCTACAACGCATTTCAACATCTAACTTCATTTCTAAAGGTGCTGGTTCTATGTCTATGTTGAGAAATTTAGTAATTTTCATTTTACTGGAAATAATTTTTCTTCAATCATTTTGACGATTGCATCATCAACATCATTGTCTGATTTTTGTGCAAGGTCTTTTAAAAGATTTAAAGCAGCTTTACGAAGAGACTCAGACTTGCCAAATCTGATAAATAAGTTGATTAGAAACTTAGACATAGTTTGTTAGTTTTTCCAAACATAGCTAATATGCCAGTAATAAACAAGAAACCTTAATCTTATGGCTGAAGAGAAAGAAGAAAAAGAAGGCATCGAATGGGGAGAACTCTTTGGTCATGCAATCAGATTTTTAATTTTGACCTGGAGTTTATCAATGATGACTCTTGGATACATGGGTAAGGTAAGGATTGATGGAGCGTTCACTGCTGGACTCGTAAGTGGTGTTTTAGGTTCCTACGGTATTTCAGTCGGACAGAAGAAAAGTGGCATAAGTAACAGTAATGGTCCTAAAATAGTAGATAATAGTAAAAACAACGTAGGTATCAAATGAAAAAACTGTTTGCTTTACTTTTGTTTATGCCTTGTGGATCATTACTCGCAGATATTAAGCAAGAATTTGTAACATCTGCCCAGATCACTGTAGATATGCCTTATGTAGTTACTAATAAAGTAGGAACTACATATAGTCTTAGCGGAAATAATATTACACCATCTGTGACCGTAGGAGATACCACAACAGCAGGAAAGATAGGTGGGATCAATGTTGGCTCTTTGAGTAACGGAGTGCCAGCGATGATACAAACTGACACTACGGTGACAACATCGGGGTCGGCCTTCAGCAAAACAGAATCCGTAATTTTGGGCGATGCTACACCATCTGCCGTAACTCCTAGTTCGGGTATCGCAGCATTACCAGTGTTAGGTGGTCAGACTACTATTGGATCAGGCGGTACGGCTGGATCTCTCGCTTTAACGTCATTGAGTTCTGGAATCCATACCTGTACCGCAGGTGGATCGGGTACATCTTGCATAGGATCTACTAAAGTTACTATTACGATTGACTAGACTTTGGCTGCTAGTTTTATTAGTATTACCAGTAAGAACCCTTGCTGTGCCTATTGTGCCACAATTTCGTACGGGAAGTTCTCAAACAAGCTCGACCTCTGAATCAATAATTAATGAAACCATTACGAGCCATCAATATCGGACAGGATACTCCTACTCAGCATCAGGACATAATATCAAATCTGAAACGGGATATATCAACCCTACTCCTACGACTACGAATGAACAAACAGTTGGTGGAGTAAATTTTAATTGGACTTCACCAAACTTAGAAGCTATACCACGTTGGGGAATCGTAAACGATGGAGCAGCCTTCTCTCTACAAGAAACGCTTATTACTCCAGGGCTAGATACGACCACAACTATAACTCGCCAAATAAATACAAGCACAACTACAGAAACTACAACTACATTTGGGCAATAGCTATAATCCTTTGCCCTGCAAGGGTTTTGGCGAATACAACTGTTGCTTCTCCAAGTTCAAATGCTCAAGGTGTTGTAAATAATAATGCAACGATGATAACTCCATCAGCCATGCCGTCTTACAGAATGAGTCAGGGTATAGTTTGTGCTTCTCCTAGTCTTACAATTACACCTTATGTAACAGATAGTTGGTCTTTCGCACGACCCAAAGAATATATTACGAGAACACCCATTTATGATGAAGATACTGGAGAAATAAAATATTACTCAGAAATACCAAGATTTGAAAAAGATAATTTTAATTTAAATTATGGAATATCTGCTCAGTTTAATATCCCTTTAGGTAAATCACCAGCACTTTGTCATGAAGCGACCCAGGTAAATATTGAAGCTCAAAGATTACTAATAAAGAAAACTAAAATGGAGATCAGTTTATATCGTTTAGAAATGTGCTCAAAAATGGCAAAGTTGGGAGCTACATATAAATCTGGAACACCAGAAGCAGCTACTTGCCAAAATATTAATGTGAACATTCCCCCAAATCAAGTTATCCCACATACTCATAAATTAAAGCAGTAGACAAGCACGGGTATTAACTTGCCTACCTAGACACCCTATCCTTCGCCATGTTGAATAAGGTTTTATTATTTTACAATAAAACAAAAAAAAATAGGTAAGACCCTTCCAAACATCTTACCTATTTCTTGTGTTGCAATGGGATTCTTGGATGAATCACATTTAGTATAGCAGTAAATCACAGAAAACAACTCGCATCAGCCATTACTGGTTCTTCTTTTTGTTCAAGCATATACTTCTCGTACTCTTCATATTCTGCTGCTTCAAAGTATTTTTCTTTAAGAGCTTCTTCAGCATCAGCAAAGTAATCATCAAGAGCATTTCTTACAAGAGAAGAGATTGAAACACCTGGTTTAGTGTGATATTTCAACAAGTTATACTGATGTTTTGTTATTTGAATTGATAATCGCTGTAGATTCTCATTCATTGGTTAAAAGTAATTAAAAACATTGTAACGTCAATTTGATGTCATAGTCATTATTTTGTTGGTGGAAGGTAACTCTATGAAATCTCTGAAAGGATCATCTTTGGGAACTTTAAGATACTGAGTATCTAAACCAATCATAAAATTATGGGCTGCTCTTACTGTTAGAGCAAAGGCTTCAGCACTATTCCAATATGATCTTTTAAGGCTGCTATCACAGGACTTGGTAAAAATAATCTGTGCTGCTCTATCACATGGTTTAATATCTCTATCAAGACCATCAATAGGACTTGCCATACCTGTAGTGACAATATTCAACCAATGTAATGCTCTTTCTTTAGGATTCATTGTATGGTTGTATTTTTTATGTCTTGGATTTTGAGTGTTATAAGTCATTTCAGCATAGATTTTTAATGCTGCTCCAAGAAAAAATGATCTAACCCTAGTTGTATTGGTAGGACAGACTTTACTCATAAGATAAAGAAACTGATTATGTTTCAAATAAGTTTCAGCAACTATGGCATCATGGCATGGTCTTGAGTATTGCTCAGTACCAGTTGTGCTGTTTAAAGCAGCCATAGCGTGTCTTATGGTTGCACAATCTCTTCTGCTGATCCTGACACCACTAACAGTAATACGATCAGACATACATCTAGACTTCCCAACATCCATTATTTGTTTGGATTTACTAGGCATATTTTTGACAACAAGAAATGGTTGTACCATTCCTGTTT